CGCGGGTCTCGACTAGATCATAATGCTCAGGTCTCGACGAGATTTGGGGGCGGTGGGGTTGACAAACTCCGATTCTTATGCTATGCTCGCTAAGATAACAATAAGATCACACCTTTCTCAATTATTATTGCAAATGAGAATCAATTACAACACGCAACCATATTTTTGTTAATATTTCCCTATATACATGTACCATCGTGAACACTACACTATTCTATGGCAATAAAACAAGGTATAATCTACTGTATTACCAACAAAGTAAGTAAGAAACAATATGTTGGCACTACAACTCTACCATTAAACAAGGTATGGAAAGAACACATAACAAATAATACTCATAAAGACTTATATAATGACATCAACAATCTTGGAACGGGTCGTTTTAATATAAGTGTATTAGAGGAAACAACAACCGATAGATTAGATGAACGTAAGGACTATTATATTGATAAACTGAAGAGTGAATATAATATAGTACCCATACCAATAGAGATAAAGAATAGAGATAAGACTAAAGAGTGGGTCAACAATATAAAGAAGACAATTAATAAAAAGGTAGCATCAGGAGAGAAATGGGGATTTATGTGTGAAGAACATAGGGGCGATGGCACACACATGAAACAGAAGATAGAGGGAACTAATATAAAGACTGGCGATGTGCGTGTGTGGAATAGTATAAGTGATGCTGCCCTTGATGTTGCAGGTGATAAGAAAAGAAATGGTAATATTGTACTCGCTGCCCGTAATGGATGGGAAGCATACGGGTACTCATGGCGAAAGATAGGTAAGAACCTACACAAACGTAAGATATATGGTGTACATAAGTCTAATGGTAAAAAGACTCAAATATATGAAAGTATATCTAGCGCCGAACGCACTATTAATGGTAAACGTGGCGGTGGTATAAGGAAGAGTTTATTATATCCTGGTAAAAGAACTTGGAAAGGTTATTATTGGTATTATGCTGATTAAATCATAACTGAGTTTTCTGGCGGTGCATCAGGTGCAATAAGACCACCTGCAATATTATGATCTGTCCACATAGTGTGTATCCATCCTGTTACAATATACTTGTATCCTTCTAATACCATGTTACCCTTATGTTGATGTGTCCATTGTGCTGGCCATATCACAATAGTACCTGGTTCTGGTTGTATTCTCTTCTTTTGATATAAGAACTCTGTTTCTCCTCCCTCAAAATCATTATTTAAGTACATCATCCATACAAGGACTCTATCACTGTGCTGTACACTCTGCCCTAATTCATCGTGCCATACATGATAACCACCACCCGCAGGTGTCTTTTGTACTTTGTTAAAATTACTATAAACGTGCTTACTGCGTAATGTACCATAATGAGTCATATAATCATCAAGTGCCTGATATAGGTATTCACTGACTAATGAGACACTACAAATACATCCTTCTTCGCGAATTGCAGGATCATATGATGTACTGGTACAATAGTCATCAATATGAATAAGGTTATATGCCCGATCCATTCTTCCACCACTTGCATTCTTAAATTGCATCTTCCCGTCCATGAGGATATCCCCGTGTCCGTTTTCCTTCCACTCCTCATGTAGTCTCTTGACCTCATCATTATGTAAACATGCCTGATCCAGAAACTCAAACTTCTTAATTATTTGATCACAATTAGTCTTGGGGAATACATTGTGGTATATTGAAATAAAGTCATCACCATGTTCGATGAAATCGTCGTTTACTCCTTGCATAATGTTTTCAGATTGTATAGTATTATTTAGAATGCTTTTATAAGGAACTGCATTCTCATTCCTTGTTGAATTGGATTTGTACTGTGTGTATGTGCACTGGGGCTATTCTCACCTGCATTACCCATATTATATGAGAAGTTGGTACGAGGTCCCATACCAAGACCACTACCTGCGTCTCTTGGACCATAACTGGTATTACCAGGACGTGAGCATGGAGTATAACCTCCCCTCCACCAACTACGTGTTGGGCATGGAGAACGTGTCCATCTTCTCCATCTTCCTCGTCGGATTAAGATTTGATATGACATACATGCTCGTCCATCCCAACAACGTGGATTATTTACAACTGCTCCCCAGTGGTTTGGTTGTCTGGTGACGTTTACATTGTTGGTCAAATTATAATTCTGTCGTGGTAAATTATGTCTGTGTCTTGGCCACTGTCCACTATTTAATGTGGTATTACCAAATGCAGATGTTGTACTACCACCTCGACTACCGAGTGACTCATTTTGACGTTGAACTGCAACATCATCAGGACTCATATTTGGTACGGTGAATGTACCAGTACCATTTAGATCACCATATGGGTAAGAGTCAGTTGCTTCATACTGTCCAGACACAACAGATGCAAGACCACGATAACGTGTGTTAGATACACCCGTAATTGTATATGTTGTCCCGTCACACTGCAAATATCCATTTGGAGTTGAAGTACCTGCCCATGTTATGATTGTACCAATAGCAGTATGATCGTTTTTAAATTGATTGTATCTTAGTGACATGTTATGCTGACTGTATGTAATAATTTAGAAAGATACTTGGTTGAAGTGTTGATGCTTCACTATGATTGTGACCAGATGTTGCACTCACCTGATAACCACTCTGTGCACTTGGTCGGAAACTTCTATTATAACTTGGAATATATGATGCAACCTGAGTCTGACCTGAAGAACTATGATTATTTACATTGATTTCATATGCATAACCTGTGTTGGCATTTACACTATGAGTATGTGATGGTACTTCACCACTGTTCAAAGTATGTGCATCCATGTTCATATTTAATGCTCCAGTTTGTTGTGCCATGTTCGCTGCAGAACTCATGTTCGGTGCACCTCTGAGTGTTCGTCCTCTTAAATCTGGTACTTTGAATGTAAATGTACTGCCAGGAAGATCGGTGACGTTCTGAACATATTGATCACCACCATAGACATTACTGATTGTTCTGTGTAGTCTCCTGTACTGGAAACCATTAAGACTCTGTCCATCACATAGGATATACTTATTTGCAAAGTCAGTAGGAATACTGGAAACCAGAACGATAGTTCCGATCCTACCACCTTTTGACTTTCCTTTGAAATAGTTTTGTGCGATTCCCATGGTTCAGTTCCAGTTATCGTCTTTGACGGTGTACTTGTATTTAATAATGTATTTGGTTGTCAAATCTAATTGACGATTTGCACCTGTTCCACTTACATTATGTTGATGCTGATTACCTGATCCGCCAGATCCACCAGTACTATTTGAATTGTATACTGTTCTTCGATTGAAACCTGTAAATTGTTTCCAGTTTCGACTACCACTACCTGTCCGATACTGGTTATTGGCACGGTTCATGTTGGTAGAGGTGTTAGTATTACCACTGAATCCAACACTATGATTATGAATCGGTAAGTGACTATTACTCAAATTTGCCTGTGACGTAGTACCAGGATCACTACCAAACGTCTGACCTTGGTTTCCTAGTGCACCACCACGTCCAAGTAATTTATCTTGTAGATTAGGAACTCTAAAATGATTAGATGACTCACCACCAGTATTATATGTCGTACCAATTTCCTGATACAACTGCCAATACTCATCATATCCACTGGCACCAGGACCAGGATACTCTCCACCATTACATAACAACCATCCACTTGGGGCACCAGTTTCCCTGTTCGGCCATGGCATAATGGTTCCTACTTTATTACTGTCTTTAAATCTATCAAGAAATAACGGCACTTGATTTAAATTATTACATGCTACTTTGTATTTAGCATCATTGCGGATCCAAATATCTGTGTTGTTGTGACTTATATGCACCATAACTTAATTCATCAGGGTTAGTATCATCTTGCTTACTTACTCTCCTCCTAATAAATTCTAACTCATGCCAATTATTCTCATAACAACATAGGCAAACGTGAATCCTTTTATGTAAGAATGTAGATACATTACACTGTGGTCTTGGTTTTGTTGCTATCTCAATTGTAATATAGTTTGATGTTGGTACCCAATTATCTTTAATTCTTTTCTCATTATCAGTTGCATTTCCTTTATAATATACCCATCCCTCATGCACCATGCCAAGTGCTGTTGTCCACCTCACATAATCGTTGACTTTGGGATTGTAATTCATCGAACCACGTAATTTTTAGTAACCTCAGATTGATCATTCCAATTTTTTGCAAAATCTCTTACATATGACTTTAACATTAAGTTAAACACAACTACTGTCCTCGGTTTTACACTTCTATTTTGAGTTGTGAAATGTAATACATTACCAGGAATCACCACAATATCACCTTCTTTGACACGAGGATTATAATGAAATGTCATACCCTCAGGAGACTTATAAGGAGAGATAATTGATACTGGGTCATGTGTTTGTTCATCATACTCTGCATATAGAATACATGAAAATGTTTCATGTCCATGATCATGTGGTAAATGTTGATGAAAAGTCTGTGCCTGTTCAATCCATGCACTTGTAACCATCATCCCATGCTGTGCATCATCATAATAGATATCTTTGTCTCCATTATAAGGAAAGTCTTGTATGAATCCTTCTGAGTTTTCATAAGTATCCATCATATAGTCAAAGAATGACTTAGATATTAATTCAATCTCTCTAGCAAAGAAGTTAGTAAACAACTTAGATTTCCAGTAGTGGTAACCTTCATCTTGATTATAAAAATCTGTAGGAGTATTATAGTCAGTATTACTTTGAAGATCTAACTTACCATCAAACAGTTCTTTCAACTTATCCATTCTCTCAGCAAAGTTTTCCATTGGGAATACCATGTGAGGTACAGTAAATGGAAGTATGGGTTTAAATTTTGCTCCTGACCCACAAGTTCCCTTATCTTTACCCCAAAACTCCTCAGGTAGATTGCCAATAGTTTTATTATCTTTAAAAAACTCATTGGCAACAGGTTTCTTTTCACTCATTTGTTAGTTCCCTTAGTTGTTGCATCATGTCCAGTGATTCATTTTCTAACAGCATAGAATCAATTGCTGCTTTGACCTCAAGTAAATCTTCTTGAGTCATACTAAAATTCACAGACAAATGTTGATCAGTAAGGGTCACACTAAAGACCTCATACTGATCAACATATCTACCAGATACTTTGATTTTACTGCTCATTAGTCAAATACGGCGGTTACTCCAGTAACAGTAGCACCAGGATTTCGTGCGAGTGCAACGTTTTTTGCATCCTGATAGTCTTTAGCAATTACTCTTTCTTCAAAGAGAGTACCTGCTTTAAAAAGTGTAACTTTAACTTTCATAATTTATGTAGCAAAGGAGAGATAGAAGTGTAATTCATCAACAGTAATTTCTACTTTTGATGCTATTTGTTCAAATGTGAATGAACCCTCGGTCATCATATCATCAACAGTTTGTTTGAACTGAGGTGAATAGTTACCAGTTAGAATTTTGGTTCTATAGTCCATGTCATGAAGCAGTTGTTTCATTCTTGCCATTAGTTGTTGTCCTCATTATATGGTGAACTGAAGTATTTTCTGTTGGCAACATATAATACTGCTAGTGCTGTGATGATGCCAAAGAATCCAATGATAAGAATTGGACTTTGTGGGAAGTCATATGTTGGAATGACTGAATTGAATGATTGCATGTTTCTTTGTTTTACTTATCTTTATTGTATAAGGTCTAGGATGTTAATGGTAGGTTCTTGTGCCACTTCTTGAACTGGGTGATAACTTTGTATTCTTTTCTGAATTAGGTTACCATAGTCTTCGTTGAGTTCACACCCAATATAATAACGATTGAGTGACTTTGCAACTGCTGCTGTAGTACCTGCACCCATGAATGGGTCAAGTACTGTGTCTCCTTCTTCACTTCCTGCTAATATGCATGGTTCGATTAGATCAGGTGGATACGTAGCAAAATGTGCTTCCTTGTATGGTTTAACTGTTACTGACCAAACAGACCGTTTGTTTTTTGTAGGATAAGACTTGGTAAGCCCACTATGAGGAGCCAAGCCACTACCAGGATTGTGGTACTTACCATTTGTGCGA